TTAACTGGTTGGTATATTGATAAAGCTACTAATGAGATAGTATTATTTCAAGGTAAAACAAAAGCTAAATTCAGACTAGATAATGAAGGTAGTTTACATGGGTATATTCCAAAGAGCATGTATTTAGATATAGTAGAGAATGTAGAAATAAATGTAGGTCAAAATGTTAATCTTAATGTAGGTACAAAAATTACTACACATGTACCAGATGCACAAACTACTATTGATAATACTCTAACATTTAAAGCTACTACAGTTAATAGTACAATTACAACTACTAATAATACTGGTACTGTTAATAATAATGGCAATGTAAATATTACAGGTACACTTAGAGCAACTATAGATGCTATTGCTAATGGAATTTCACTAGTTGGACATGTACACCCTTATACTTGGACAGATCCAGCTGGTTCTTCAAATACTTCACCTCCTAAGAAATAAATTATAATAAAGGAATTAAATAATGTCTTTATATTCAGATATAAATACAACTAAATCAACTAAAGTACCAAAGGTATTTGACATTGATGCAGTATGGCAAAGTTTTACTAATTTTATGAAAACTAGAAAAAGACAAAGATTCTTTAGGCCTGAATTAGGGAACTCTTTAGCAAAAGATCTACTTTTTGAATTAGAATATGAAGATGCAGTATTTCTAGTAATATCGAGGTTAACACAAGAGTTGAACTATTGGGACCCTCGAATAGAAGTAGTAATAAATCAGTCTGATATAGATATAGATTATGATAATATGATAGTAAAAATAAATTTAGCTTTTAGAGTAAAAGGTTTTGAAAATAAAATAATTAGAAAGAGCTTAACACTTTAAACAGGTTATATTAATAATAAAGAGATATATTATGGAACTTATAATTAAAAATAAATCACAATCTTTTGAACAAATAGTAATTGACTTAAATACTTATTTAAGGAGTTTGCCAGACTGGGAAGCTTGGCAAGACTATTATAAAACTGGTTCTGGACAAACTATTATAGAATTAATAGCTGGTTTAGGTTCCCAGTTATTTTATTTTATAAATATTCTCAGACAAGAAACCTATTTACAAACGGCAGTAAATAGAAGTTCAATAGTAGGTATCTCACAAATGCTGGGTTATTCAGTAGGTAGAGGAAATGCTGTAAAAGCTACTATTACTGTTACTCCAGATTCAACTGGAGTATATGAGAAATTCGATATTATTGGTCAATGTAAAGATAAAGATATTATTTTAGCTGAATCAGTATTAATTAATGAAGGGGTCCAAAAACAACTTTCTATAATTATTGGAACACTTAAAAGAGATTATTGTAAAATCCCTTCTTCTGCATTACAACCTTTTAGAATGACAGCTGAAAATATTTCAGAAGACTACATTTTATATAAAACAGCAAATACTTATACTAATGCAGAATTAGAAAATATTAAAGAAGATTTAGAATATGATAAAACTGGTTGGATTGAACTTCCTACAAGTTCTAAGATGATAGATATGATTAATGATAAATATGTAGTTCAAACTAATGTTTTATCTGCTGTAGATATATTTTACTTGAATGAAGGTTCTGGAACACATGCTTATCCTTATAGGCAGGAGGAAACCTTATTTATTGATTATATAGAATTATCAGACACTGATTTTTCTTTATCTGATCTAAATTTCTTTTATGGGAATGTAAATAGTGTTGATAGTGTGGCAAGTTATAATGCAGTAGAACCTATTAAATCTATAAAAGTAAATGCCCCTTTAGCAAATGAGACACAAGCTTTAATTAGAGCAAGGAATGATGCTGAAAAATTAGTTCAACAATATGGAAAAAATTATTTATCTACAGTTAATACAAGAGATATTAGTCCAGAAAAAATAGATGTAACATATATTAAAAGTGATTATACTTTATTAAGTGAAATAGAATATAATGAACTTTATGATTATCTATTTAATGTAGTTAGACCTTTTGGGATTAATATGCCTTTTATTAGTCCTCCAGTAAGAGCTATATTAGAACTTGAAATAGAAGTAGAATTATTAAATACATTAGTATTAAGTCAGATTCAAGAAAATATAGCTTCTATGGTAGGGTCACTTGAAAGTAAGTTTATAGTTAATAATAAAGGGCAATTAACACAATTAGACCTTTCATTAGTAGAACAACAAATTGAAGACTTGTATGGTGTAAAAATTGCTAGAATTTATATAGCTAACTCAGTATATGAAGCTAATACTTATTATAGAATTGGACAATTTGTTAGATCTTCTATTGATAGTGATTTATTATTTAAACTTCAAGATATAGTATTTACTTCTGGATATACTGAACCTATTTGGCCTACTAAAGAAGGTGATATTATTATAGATGGAGATATTGAATGGATTTGTAAAAAACTTATAGAAGGTAGTGGTAATAAGTGGCAAGCTAATACTTCTTATGGTACTTCTAATATAGTATTACCTAGTATAGAAAATGGTTATATGTATGAATTCCATTATTATGTAAGTAATTCTGGTAATGAAGAACCTCCAGTTCCACAAGAAGGTAAAATAGTTACTTATGATAATGAACTAATCTGGTTTCAAATTGACAAGAATGCTTCAGCTAAAGAATGGCAAGCTAATACTTCTTATAGAGTAGGTTCTATTATTGATATATCTTCTGATGAAGATCATAGTTATGAGATGATAGGATTAAGAGCTAAAAGTTCTTTAACTGAAATAGATTGGCCTACTACAGTAGGAGAAACTATTCAAATAGGTAATATGATATGGAAAGCTTATAATGGTATAGATGCTAGAGGAAATTATCTAAATCCTTTATTAGATTATAAGTGGAATCAATATTTACATGTAGATTATTCTTTACAAATAAATGGGTAAAAATAAATGGATTTAAGTAAAACAAATTATATAAACTCAGCAAAATATTTACCACCAGAATTACAAAAGAATGAATATTATATTAAAGTATGTTCTTTAATAGATGCTTTACTTAGTGATAACAGTGCTTATTTTAAGTATGAAAGAATACAATTTCAAAATGCAATAAATAAATATAAAGATTATAGAAATCTTGATAACTCTTCAATACACCAATTAGTAAAAGAATTTGGTTTTCAATATATTATTGATATTTTAGAATTACCAGAAAGTAGAATAAAAAATTTAATAGCATACTTATCATTGATAAATATGCTAAAAGGAAGTAAGACTGGTTTAGAACTAGTTTTAAATCTTTTAGGATTTGATTATAAAATATTAGAATGGTGGGAAGATCCTATAGAGTTACCTTATAGAAATACTTATTCTTTAGAATTAATTTTTGTTGACATGGGTTTTGATTCACAATTTTTAGCAAATTTTCAAACTTTCTCAAGACAATATGTTTATCCTCTATTGACTAATATAGTTACTTATTTTAAGTTTAATTGGGCAGCTATTTATACTGGTTGTGCATTTGATATAAGACCTACTATAAAACTTTATCCAGGAGAAAGTCCTATAATCCCAGAACCCTCCAGTGATTAATTTATAATTCTGTTAATATTATTCAAGGGAAGGTCTTTAAGATTAGATTAATTAAAAATTGAATATAGTTAAAGGAAATTAAAATGGCAGATCTAGCAACTGATCAAACTATAACATATAATGCAATACCTACTAATATAGGTTTAACTGAAATTCAGTTAGCAATGACTACTGGAGTAGACCTTATTCTAGATCAAATGGCTTTTGGAGATGGAGGGGGAGTTACCCCTGAACCTTCACCAGATCAAACTTCGTTAGTTAATCAGCTAGGATCAGTATCTATTTTAGGACATGAAGAAGATTTAGAAAATAATGTAACTTGGTATTCAGCTGTAATAGAAGCTGGTATAGCTAATGGTACTATAAGGGAGTTAGGGTTATTTGACAAAGATGGTAATTTATGTTTTGTAGGTAATATACCAGACATAGTTTTACCTCCCCCTTTAGACGGTGTAACAATTAACATTCCCATTCAGTTAGGTATTAAAAACTATTATTCTAAATATATATCTATAAAAACTCATATAAAAATAACTGAACAAATAGAGGGTTCTGGGGGATATAGTCTATTTGATTTAGTTCAAAAAGATCATTTATTATCTTATGAAGAATCTGAAGGTTTTGCTTTACAGGGTACTTGGGTATATAAAGAAGGTTTAAGTGGTAGTTATTATGGTTACCCAGATTTTATTGAGAAATGTATTGAAGAAAAGAATTCTTCTGATACAGTTATAAAAAGAGTCTCTTTGGGAGATGAAACTATTACTGGATATGTTCATCCAAATGGTCACATATTTTATGATATTGCTGATAAAGATAAAGTAGATACCTTTTTTAATCAATATGGTATTGCTTGGTTTTATGGGTTGGATGAAGAAAATAAAAAAGTTTTTCTCCCTAGAAATAACTATTTTTTCAAAAATGCTTTAATTAATCCAGGAGAATATAATACTGCTACTTTGCCATCTTTAGCTCATACCCATCAAATAACAATGTCTTTAGGAGGTGCTCACGTTCACTCTGCAAGTGTTAGTATAGCTGGAGAACATTCTCATACTATTACAATGGGTAATGCTGGTAATCATCAACACACTATAACCATAACTTCCGCGGGATCCCATAATCATACTTTAACTATTTATAAAGCTGGTTCACATTCTCATGATAGAGGCACTATGAACATTACAGCTAGTGGCTTTATGGGGGAACGTTCTGGTGGTAATTATACAAAATTTCATAATCAAGCTACTGGAGCTTTATATTATTCTGGTAG